GATCGCCAGCGTGAGCCAGCGGCTTTCTTCGCTCATGATGTCCCCTTAAATCTCTCTGTAGACGTCCTGATCGGTACAGGGTCCGTAGCCCTTCGCCCATCCGACCACCCACTCACCCGTTAGCGGATGACGTTGCGCGGCCTTGTAATCGACCACGCAATACGGGGTTTGATTGTCTTTGACGGGAGCCGGCTGATCTCTCCACATGACCACCAGGGCGGCAATCGTTGCGGCGAGGATGACGGCGCGGATCATCTAAAGTATTCGCCGTCAACGCCGCGCGGCCCCTGTATGAAGCCCTGCCCGTGTCGCAAGTCTCGAATATCGGTTTCGATGTTGGTGAGGCGGTTTTCAGTGACCGCGAGCTTTGTCAGAACGTCGCCGATTTTGGCGATTTCCCTTTGCATCTTGCCAACGTCGGTTTTTAACACCGCAACGCTGCTGTTCAACTTTATCAGAACCCAGATGCCGCCGCCCGCGATGACGAGAATTTCAATGATGTTCCCGACCGTGATCGAGTAGTCGATTGTCATGCCCGTCATCGCTTCAGTATCCGCGCAACGTTTTCAAAGCCGCGCTTGCCGAAGTAGAACGCCATGACCATGGCGGCCCAGCCTACGGCCTCGCCGGTCAACGGGTCGGTGTTGAAGATGTTGGCGGTGTATCCGAGGAAGCTACCAAGCACCTTGTCCCACAGCACAATCTTGGAGAAGTAAATCACGATGATGTAGGCGAACAGCTTTTCCGGCTCCCAGAAATGCCCGATCTGCGCTATCTTCAATTGCGTTTGCGCGTTGGTTTCTGCGGTCTGCGCTGCGATCTCGGATGACGCAACATCGGCCGCGATACGCTCCGAAGTGTTGCCGGCCGCGAGCTTGGACTGATACGCCTTGATGAGGCCGGAGACGACAGGCCCGCCAAGAAACGAGAGGATCGAAAGCCACATGTCAGTCACCCGCCTTCACGTCCGGATCTGGTTCTTCGTCACCCTTCGCACCAACTGGTCCTGTCGTGATAAGCCGCAACAGGATCATGGCGATCGACAGCGCCAGCGCCACACGCTGGCCCCACGGCTCCGGCAGTATCGACGCCGGGTCAACCATGCTGAATTGTTCTATGATCTCGATAAGAACCAGGGGCAGGCCGACAATCGCCCCAACGATAACCGTTTTCCAGCCCTTGGCCTTTTCCCTAAGCAAGCCAAACTTTTCGCTGAGCCAGCTCATCGCACAGCCTCCTCAATGGTGAGGGGAGTATCGGTCTTGACCGCCGGAAGATCGGTTGGGATCACCACGGCGGACGACGCGGGAGCCTGTTTCATTTTCCAGATGATGAAGATGACGACGGCAACGCCAACGCCGATCAGGAGCGCCGCCCAGAGCGGGAAGCCGCCCTGTACAGCGGTTGCCACTGCACCGCCGCCCGTACCGACCGCGACCGTGGCTTTCGTCTTCGGACCGGCCTCGGGAAGCTTGCCGGCAAACACGCGCTTTTGCGCTTCAAGCCAGAGGTCATCCGGCACGGGCATTGCCTTGCCGGCCTCGTGCATTGCCTGCACCTTGAGAAACTTCGCGCCGTTCTTGCTGCGCCAGAATGCGTCGTTCATGACGGTATCGCGGGTCATCCCCGGAACGCGGGCGCAGACATATTTGATGTACGCCTCGACGTGGTTGCCGCCGGACCAGATGCGGAGCGCGTCCTTGAGCATCTTGTTTTTGTAATTGGCCGAAGTGCGCCACAGGTCGAGCTGCGCACAGATGCCGTCTATCCATGCGTCAAACGTAGCGATCTTGTTGCCCTTGCCACCGCCGCCCTGCCCGGTCCCGTCGTTGAGGTAAACCCAACGCTTGGAGCCCCATTTCGTGGCGATCTTGCCGGGCCACATGGCGCCGGGGTTTTTGTGTCTGATTGCTGCTGGTTCAGCCATAGCAAAATCCTTCGCCAAGAGGGCGTTCAGGGGTTTTCGATGTGTGAAAGGCTTAGAGTCTGGTCCAGCGCATCGGGTTAACGCCGTCACCCAGTTCGGAGAATGCAACACCGTTGCCGGTTACATCGCCCGCGCACTGCGCCCGCGTATATGCCCCGCCGACAAACGCATCAGGCGTCCCGGGGCCGTAGGTCATCGTAAAGCCAGCGTAGTAGCCCGGCCCAGGGACCAAAAAGTCGCCGACCGGGAAATCTGCATAGGTGCTGCCGCCCGGATGCAGGCTGGTCGTTGCCGAGCGCCATGCCGTATCGAACACGCCGGGCGCGCTGCGATAGCCGATGCGCGGGCGAACCTGTCGCGAGCCGTTCAAGAACAGCCCAACGAATCTGATCGTCTCGCCGGGCGTTAGCGGGTTCGATAGATCGTACAGCGAATACTCGGTCGTCATGTTGGTGACGCTGCTGGTGGCCATGGCGCCGTGGTGGATTTTGCTCTGGTCAACCAGATCAAGTCGCCATGCCTGTTGACCTCCGTTCAACCCGCCCCACAGGTAAAGCGAGCCGTTGAATTTTTGCAGCGTTGCCGCGTGAGTGGCGGGGCCGGGAAAATCCGCGAGTTGCGTCATCTCGCGGGTGCTGACGTTGAAGGCCCAAACCGTCTTGAGGTTCACGCCGTTGTGTCCCGCGACGATAATCAGATACCCGCCCAACTCCTCTACGGAATGGAAGATCATCCCCGGCATCTGGCTCTTCGCCAGAACGCAGCGAATTTTGAAATCCGCGCCCATCGCCATGATGTCGTTGCGGTAGGACCGGGCCGGATAGTCGGAGGTTTGATAGGTGCCGCCGCAAACGAAATACGCAACGCTGCCTATCACCACCGGCTTGCCGAGAAACGCCCGCGCGCCCAACGCGCAATCGTCGTCGTATAATTCCCACGGATCGGTGGTGCCGGCCGGACGACGCCAGCGGTCGGTAAAGAATTTCGTTGGCGTCCCCGATAGCGGCGTCATTGTCTGCCCGCCGCCGAACCAGTCGTAACCGTGAAAGTCCCCGAGCGCCCAATGCCCGAGACGCTTCAAGGGATCGAAGTTCGGTTCTGCCGTCCATGGCGACGACTCCAGACCGTCCCATGAATGCTCGTTAGGCTCATAAGAGCCGCTGTCGGTATCTCCGCCGATAAGGCGCATCTTCCCGCCGCTAACGATCAATGGCGTACCGTGCCGCCCAGTCCATGTGCGGGACACCGCGCTTTCGGTCCAGTTCGATCCGTTGGTGCCGAAGGAAACCCGGTTGTGGCTTAGGTTCGTTGGATCCCACCCGCCAACCGAATACATCTTCCCATTGAGAACGCATGAACTCAATCCGTCGCCGAAAGGAAGATTGGTATTGTTGAGCTGTGTCCAGACGAACGCGGGATTAGTCATGGCGCGGGCCGGACGAACGGCCAGCAGCGCCGCTGCGCCCGCAATGAATTGTCGCCGCGTCGAAAGCATGGTGCCTGTGTATCACAGGTTGAAATCGGCTGCACTAGTTCAATACCTCGACTTTGGACACGCATACACAGGAAGTCGTTTGGCCAACCGTGCTGTATCCGCTCTTTGACGTGTTAGGCGCGTCTGTCGATGCCGCCGCTTTGTAGTGGGTGAGGTAGTCCGACGTGAGGGACAGGTTTCTAATGATGCTTCCCGTCGTAATGCCGAACGCAATCAGCAGCGCGCCGCTCAGTGTCGGACGGAACGTGGCGATCGTCGGCACCTCAGACCCCCCCTTTGTGAGGGTCCATCCGGTTGCGCCGTCGGATTCGCGTAGGAGCTGAACCTGCGCACCGTCAAAGCTGGGTGCGGTATTCGCCATTCCAATGTAAGCGGAAGCAATAACCGTATTTGCAGCAGCGGCACCGGACGGTGGCTTGAAGGTCACGCGAACACGGCCGCCAGCCTTCAACAGCAGCGCTGTTCGGAACTCCTGCACCATGCCGTACCCGTCCCAGACATCAGAATCAGTCGCTACCGTTGGGGCGATGATCGACTGGTATTGAGGGCGAAGAACAAATGGCATCAGCATTTTAGGTGCCCGTCACATAGCGGACGTTCAAATGCGAAAAGCTGTTGGTTTTTGTGATGTAGAAGATATGCTTTTTTGTGCCGGTCGAACTGTAAGTGTCGCCATCAACGATAGTGAAGCCGGATGTGGTGATTGCACCCGCAGATGCGTTGGTGCATTCGATAATCATCGTGCAGGAAGACGACGGCGGGGCCAGCGTGTGAGCGCCGCCGTTGGTGTAATGCTGGATATTCCCCGATGCAGGAGCTGGCGTGAAGGTGCCCGTGGTCTTCGATCCAGCATCGAAGGATGTCGCGGTGAACCCTGCCGTCAAAGCAGAGGTCGTGTCGGGCTTCATGAAGTCGGTGCCGGCTGTCCCGGCAGAAAGCACACCAGAGGTTAGTTTCGCCATGCCGGTAGCGGAAGCCCGCTTTAGCAGTTTGCCGGTCGTCGAATCGTAAAGCGCTACTTCACCGTCCACTGATGCGGCGGGGCCGACGACATCGCCCGTGCCAGCGCCGTCCGCGCCCTTGTCGCCCGAGCGAAAGAACGTGATGCTAAACCCATCCGTATTGGTGAAAGCTCCGGAGCCCGCGCCGCTCGTTAGCGTTAGTTTTCGATAGCCCGTCCCGTCCACAACCGAGCCGGTGACGGCAAACTGCGCCCACACTGTCGGGTCGCTTGATTTCTCAAACCGAATATGGCCCTTGGTCGTGGTGGTGCTGTCGTCGAACAGATCGAAGATCGTTGACACCGTAGCGCCGCCACTGTCAGCGTTATCGAGATACGCCTCCGTTGCACTGGCCGGAGTGGCGTGGTTGAGCCTAAAGACGCCCGCGCCAGGGTCCGCGTCGGTCGTGGTGCTGGAGTAGGCTTGCCGGATGCCGCTGGTCGGCCCAGTCGCTCCCGTAGCGCCAACCGCGCCGCGAGCGCCCGCCTGATGGATATTCCAGTCGGTATTGGTGCCAGAGCCGCCCGTGGCCGTGATGTCCGTGACCAGCGCGCCCGTGCTGGTGCTGTAGGACGTAACGGTTCCGAACATAAAATCGGCCGTATCAGCTCGGGAGTATATATGAACGAATGTCCCGGCAATGAACACCTTGTTGGCGATATCGGCAGCAACGGTGAACGTCTTGGCGCCGGTCCCGATAGCGACACTCGACGCGGACGTGGCGAGGAAGGCGTTTACCGCCGCTTCTACGTCATCGAAGAACGTGTCTGCATGGGATGGGCTGATAGTCGTGCCGATGATGGGATTCGAGAACGAATTATCTACGCGCGTATAGAGCGCGGTCGTTGAACTGCGAGGCATGAGCGGCCCTTACGTCTTGATGATGTAATTAAGGATAATGGTTGGCTGGACGACGCCGAACGCTGTGCTTGTCCCGCCTTGCGCCGTGCCCGTAAACGATGAGGTTGCTTGGCTAACCCCCAATTGTCCGGCCCATGCCCCGCCTGGAGCCCCGCCGACCGCTACTCGATCGGCAGAACCGCCAAGTTCCGCACTGGCGACGTTGCCACTCAGCGTGATTGTTCCGTTGGAGACGGAGCCCGCAGGCGTATAGGCGGGGAGGTTCGCGGTTGCCAGTGTCTGCGTCTCACCGCCGCCGGTGTCGCCCAACGTGTCGCCGTCAAGACCGTCGTTTGCGTCGGTCAGGCGATTGGCGGAAGACCCGCCCATGTCGTCCTTGCCGGCAGGGACGCGCCCTCGAAGATCTGGAAGCGAGAAGTGCGTGCCGTCAGCGGCGCCGTAGGTGGTGCCAATTGCAGTAAACAAGGCCGGTTCGTCTGCCCGGAGAAGCGACTGCCCGTAACAGAGATGAAATCCATCCGGCGCGGTCGTCCCGCCATACGGCCAAATGACGCCTGCGGGCACTAGCGCAAACGTGCCTTGCTTGACGGTAGTGGCGTCAACGTCGCCCGTCACCGTCAAGCCGGTTGTGGCGATGTCCAGCACCTTAGCGCCGTTGACGGCTGCACCGATATTGTTTGCTCCGATGCGATAAAGACCGCTATCGGTGTCTGCGCCGAACGTAATCCCAGGAAGCGCAACCGTACCGCTCGCCGCCTTAAGTGCGCCGGTCATGGTGGATTGGCCGTCAACTGCAACCGAATTTGTCAGTTCGGCCGCGATATCCGTATAGTTTTCGTTGTGGTCGCTGGCCGTGATGGGCGTGCCCGGCACCATGGTATTAGGCACGGTCATCGTTCCGGAACCGTTGCGGCTCATTCGCTTACCTCAATAGAAAAAAGGCCCCCGCAAGGGAGCCTGAGAGAGTTCTGATTTTGTGTGGGTGTTAGTTGCGCCGCTCGTTTTCTGCGGCCATCAATGCGCGGATCAAAGCGGCGCGACCTTCCGGGGAGGCAACGCTCATGTTCGGATTGGCAAGCCTTTCCTCATAGAGAGGAGAGCGCTTGCGGATTAGTTCGTCAGTCTTCCCGATGCTGCGCTTGGCGAGGGCATTTGCGATCGATTTCGCGCCCGCACCTACAGCAGCCGGAGCCGCGCCGCCCATGAGTGCCCCGGGCAGGCCACCAGCCAACATGCCGACGCCCGCGCCCGTACCTGCGAATATGGATTGAGCCGCGCCGCCGCCGCCGCCTAGAAGGTTGCCGACATAGCGGGCGGTATTCCGGCCGGCGCCACCATCGCGAACGCCTTCAAGCGCCATCAACTCAGCATCGGAAAACCCGGAAACTTCCTTCGGCTTTTCTAGGAAGGATTCGACTTTCGAGCGGATCGTATTGTCCAGATTTCGGCCGGAATTTGCGGCTTGTGCTCGACCCTCAGCACGTCCGACGATGCCGGTATTGGCCCTGTCGAGGGCGCCGGTAAGGTCGTTTGATCGCATCCCGGCAGCGTAGTTTCCACGGCCACGCTCGAATAGTTTCTGCGTGGCGGCAGGGGCTCCAGCCAGAACACTCGCCTCATCAAGCGAGGGAAGGAGCTGATCAAATCCCTTAATTGCTCTAGAGGCCGCCAACTGGTCCTTGGCTGCTGCCGGGTTAAAGTTCTGAGCGGTAGCCTGGAGGGACTCTCGGAAGGACTGGAGATTTGCCGCTGTGAAGATCGCGTCGGTAGGGGCATCCTCAAGAGCCTTCAGTTTGGCGAAGGTGGCCGGCGCGTCGATCGGGGAAATGCCCCCGTTGTCGAATAGCTCCTGCTGAACCTTGCGGCTATACTCAGCTACAGATGGTGCCGCCACGTCCAAACCGGAAGCCTTGGCCGCCTGTATATCTGCTCCCCCGGCTTTCGCCAATTCCTCAGTGGTGGGGATAGCCGCCTTTTCGGCCTTCAAAGCCTTTGAGACACCCGGAATTATCTGGTCACCAGCCCTAATCGCGGGATTTACGGGGGTTCCCATCAGGGCCATATCCAGCACGCGGCCGGTATCGTCGGGGGACGCCTCGCCGGCCATGACATCGCCGGGCAGGGTAACGGCCGATTTGACGCTGGATGCGATGCCCCGAACGGCTCGTTCCGGCCACGTCTGGACGCGCTCGCCGCCATCGGAACCAGTCAGCTTGTCCATCACGCTACGCTGTGACGGCGCCCCGCCTAGATGCTTTTGCAGCGCCGCCAGAGCGCCTTCGGCGTTGGCACCTTCGATCTCGTATGTCTTGCCGTCCGGCGCCGTAATGTCGAATGTCGGCATCAGCGCGCCCTGATCTTGTAGCCGTCGATCGTAACGGGGCCGCTCTGCTTTTCCTGCTGGAAGGTGAGCTTTTCGCGGGGTGGACCCTTGCCTTCGCCATGAATGATATCAGCGTAGGTGTTTTTCGCGCGGCGCAGATTGTCCTTCAACTGGTCCGCGCTCTGCGATTGCTCAAGATTACCGATGGTCGCCTGCAATAGCGCAAGTTCTCGCTCGGTCACACTGCCGAGCGCTGCGCCTGTCGGGGATGCCTGCCGCATCTTGGACAACTCCTGGAACCCGGCATTGGATTTGACGGTATCCAGCAGCTTGCTCACGTCATGCGCCGCCGTGCCACCGAGGTAGGAAAGCCCGCTGCCGGTTGCGCCTGTCGTCGGTAGGTTCGATGTATCGATGGTCTTAATCGCTCGGTCAATGTCCTGCGTTACGATGTCCGCGACCTTGAGGTTTTGCTTGTCCTGCTCTGGCTTGGCGACGGCTTTAGCCGCCTCCATCTCAGCCCGCTTGACCGCCCCGGCCTTGCTGGCCGAAAATTCGACTTCGCCTTCGCGCTTGGCCTTTTCAACAGCCCCGGCCTTATTCGCCTCGAAATTAACTATGCCCTGGCTATCTCCAGCGATGGTCTTGACGTTGCGGGGGTCTTTCTTATCGACCGCAACAATGGTCCCGTCCGCCCTGTGGTGGATGTCGTAATCCTGTGGCTTGAACTGCTGTGCGATCATCTGATCAGCCAGCGCCCGGCCCATCTTCTGCTCGGCACGGTTACCGCTCAATAGCTGGATGATTTTCGCCTTGCGCGGATCGGCTTGAGCGGGCTGCTGCGGCGCAAGCGCCTGCGCCATCTGCGGCTGTGCGGCCGGCATCGGGGCTTGTGCGGGGATCTCAGGAGCCGCCAGCGCGGACGCCATGCGGACGTTCTTGGGCTGAGGTTCGTACAGGCCGGCGGCTTCCGCCTCGGCATCGCCCCAGACCTTGGCTGTAGGCTGAACAGGGCCACCCGGGCGCGGGCCAGCCATTGCCTGCGGATCGGCCGAAACCATCGGCCCCGGCGGCTGTGGCACCGGGCGGGACGGCGTAGGCATCGCAGGAGGCTCAGAGGCGGCCTGTGGTGCGCTCTGGCCCCCGCCGCCCAACAGTGCCGCGTAAGCCTGCGCAGCCTCTCGCTCGCTCGCCTTGTCCCTCTCGTCGGCCTGATACATCTCGTATCCGCCAAGCGCGCCCTGCCCGAGCCTAGCAAGGCCCTGCGCCCAATGCTGAACCGGAGAGGCGTCTGTGCCCTCCATCATCAGCTTATAGGCCATCTTCCGCCGGTAATCCTCCGGCGCGGCTCCGGTAGGGATCAAAGCCATCTCACCACCCCTTCGGCTTGGCGAAGCCGCCACGGCCCCAGCCACCCAGAGCAGCGCCGCCAAGGCTGAACAACCCGCCCATCATGGCGTTTCGGCTGTCGTTCTCAGCCTTCCATGGGGTCAGTGAGTTCTCGTATCCGGCTTGCGTAATTCCAGCGACATCGGTATTCGCGACCGACGTTTGCGGCGTGTTGCCGAACTGCGGCTGGTTGACCTGTCCACCCGACATCAGCGCCGTGATCTCGTTAATGGGCTGGTTGCGTTCCGCGGTCAGTTCGGTATTCGCCAGCGATCGGCCGCTCAAAAGCAGTTCGTTAAAGGCGTCGTTCTGTCCCTGCGTATCGGCACGCATCGCCCGATCATAGGCTTCCGTCCCGGGCATGACGCCCTGATTGTACAGCTTGCTTTCCAAGCCAGCACTGCGTTCCGCAAGCATCGGATCAAGCCGCTTGCGGCCCAATTCCATGATGCGCGATTCGGTTGCCTCGTTGCCCAGTTTGAACGGGGTATCGAGCATTCCCGTCAGTTTTTTGGTCTGGTTGATCCCGAGCTGGTTGGTGAGGTTATCGAATTCCCACTGCTGATCCTGGTTGCGCTGCTCGGGGGCCGAAAGCGTGGTGTTCATCGCAAACTTCGGCGTGCCGTCTGCCCACGTCCCGGTTTGGGTATAGTTCTGCGAGCCGTAGGGATTGGTCTGATCGACCATGTTCAACTGCTGCTGCGTCGTGGACGTTTTCACGTTCGACGCGGTTTGCGCGTTGGCGGTCGCTACGGGATCAGGAGCGGCAGGAGGTGCGGCTGGTTTCATAGGAATTTGCAATCTGCTTTGAGCATCCGAAAGACCACCGCGTCATCATCCTCAAAAAAGTGCCTTGCGATGCACTCGTATTTGAAGCCAAAGCGGGGGGCGAGTTGGAGAACACGCTTATTGCGTTTCTTCGTTCGCACCGTCAGGCGGCGGCAACCGTTCTTCACAAACACATAGTTCGCGAGATAGCGAAGCACTTGGCGGTTGATCCCGCCAGGCTCCGCAAAGATCGTCATTTCCATATTCGACTGGTTAAAGTCGTTGAACAGTGCCGCGCACATCGGGCGACCGTCATCCGACGCAAACCCGAAAGCGGTATAAGGAGGAGCAATCCTGATCTGCAATTTCTCTTCGATAAAGCCAACGATGGCTTCGTTCTCGATCAAACGCACTACAGGAACCCGCCATTCTCATGAATGACGTTGAAGCCGTTCATCCGCATGACGATATCGCCCGATACCGAATAGGACCATTGGTCGCCCCAATCCGATACGCCCCAGATCGACACGCCCGACGCCCGCCCCGTCCGCGCCCTGAAATGAATCGACGCGCATTGGCCTACGCCCGCGATGCTGGTCCAGTCGGCGACCGTCCGCGATTCCACCGCGTAAACGTCCGTATCGTAAATGGCTTCATCATACAGCGCCGAAAGCGTGTTGGAGGATGACGGCGTTCCCAGCGTGGCATTGTCGCGGAAGTCGGTCGAAATCCCGATGGCGGGCCGGGCGTCCGAATCCGTGGTCAAGAGCGGCTGCAACAGCTTCCACTGCTTCAGCCTTCCCCTCATCTGGTAGTAATT